CGATACCGAAAGTCTGACCGGACCAGAGCGAAAGTTGATTGCTGGCATCGAGCGAACCAAAGATGGCCTGAAGGTCAAACTGCGCGACCAAGATGCGATACGCATGGCGATAGCAAAATATTTGGGGATGCTGATCGACAAAAAGGAACTGTCTGGTCCCGGCGGCGCGCCCTTGACCATTGCACATGCGAACGCCGAAGACCTGACGGACGGACAGCTTGCCGCCCTGATCAATGATAACGAAAAGTGAAGCAGCGGCGGAACTGTTGAGACGGCGCGAGGCCCGCAAGAGTCTCGGCCCCTACATCGCTTATACCAGCAAAAAATATAAGTGGTCCCCGTTCTCCAAGGCGGTCTGTGCAGCGCTCGATAAGTTCATTCTCGACGTTCAAGCGGGCATCCGGCCAATCCTCGTACTGCAAGCCCCGCCCCAGCACGGCAAGTCTGAGATTGTCAGCCGCAAGCTGCCGCCCTACCTGCTCGGACGGTTCCCAGACTGGCGCATTGGCGCTTTCAGCTATTCGGACGACCTTGCTGGCCCGATGTCACTCGACGTGCGCCGGAACCTCGCCAGCGACCAACACAAGCGACTGTTCCCCACATCCGACGTGCGCCAGAAGTACGCCATCAATCGGGACGGCGAGTTCACATCCCCTGGCGGCGAAGGTAGCTACATCGGGCGGGGCGTCGGCTCGGGCGCAACTGGGCGCTCGTTGGATGTGGGCATCATTGATGACCCGGTGAAGAACCAGCAGGAAGCGTTAAGCCCTACGACCAAAGAGGGACATTGGTCATGGTATCAGTCCGTTTTTACGACTCGCCTATCGGAGAACTCCGGTCAGATCATCATGGCGACGAGCTGGGCAGAAGACGACTTGCCCGCCCGCATCTGCAATCAGTTCCGGGGCGATCCGCGCTTAACGATCCTGCGGTTCCCGGCGATCAATCTACCGGGCGAGGTCGGTTACGATCCGGCGTTGCCCGAGGGCGCGTTGGTCCCCGAGTTGCACAGTCTGAAGAAGCTACAAGAGACGAAGGCAACGTTCTCGGATTACTGGTGGGCAGCGCTCTATCAACAGTCCCCGCGCGCTATCGGCGGTAACGTGTTCAAGGAAGAGGGAATCCGCTACTACTTGCTCAAAGACTTGCCGAAGAAGTTCGACAAGGTTATTGCGAGCTGGGACTGCACGTTCAAGGATACGGACGGCACCGACTATGTCGTCGGGCAGGTTTGGGGCAAGAGTGGCGCGAATAGTTACCTGCTCGCCCAGGTGCGCGACCGCATGAGCTTCACGCGTACCGTGCGCGAGGTCGTCAAGCTGCGGGACGCGTGGCCGAAGACGCGCGAAATTCTGATCGAGGACAAAGCGAACGGGCCGGCGGTTATCGATACACTGAAGGCCAAAGTACCGGGACTGATACCGATAGAGCCGGACGGCTCGAAGCTCGCGCGGGCGCATGCGGTGACAAGCTACTGGGAAGCCGGGAACGTGTGGCTACCACATCCAGACATCGCACCTTGGATCAAAGATTTGTTGTCCGAACTGACGGCCTTCCCAGCAGCGGCCAATGACGATCAAGTCGACTCTCTGACTCAGGCGCTTCGCCGGCTCTATCCGTTGTTCAGTCGCCTAAGTATCAGTCAGGCGACTCTCGACCGGGCTATGGGACGGGCTTAAGCCGAACAGGGCGAGACGCCACTGTCGGTATGTTCAAGTTCGCCCGCTCGATTTTTTCCGCACGATTTGCAGCGCATGGCCGGAATGACGCGGTTGTGATAATGGTCATCATGATAGCCGCTCGTCAATTTTGCAGTATGGCCGCAATGCTCACACTCCATTTGTGCGCTGAAATCATTGCGGTGTTGGTCTAAAATTTGTTTAATTTTCACGATTTACTCTCCTTTGTAGTTGCGATAAGCCGTCCGTAACTCACTGGCCGCATGCCCGCCCTGCACATGCTCTATGCGCGTAAAGTACGCCTCGCGCTCGCGGGCTGTGAGACCCGCAAGGTGCTTGAGTTGGTTGCTCTCGAAGGGAGTCATGCAAACAGGGCCATTGCTTCTTTGATCCCAGCTTGAACCAAAGTATCGAACTGTTCGGCGGCGCGGACGTTACCGGATTGGACGGCGATAACGACTTCATCAACGGTTAGGCCGTGTTTGTCGGCTAGAAATTGAAGGGCTGAATCTTTGATGATAAGGGCGATGGCTTGAACGTTCATTTGATGTTCTCCGGTTGCGTTGTTGATGTAGTAATTATGTATCACGTAATCCAAGGAGTCAACAATTAAATTAAAAATAAATTATAATTATTAAATGAAAACCCCAATCAAGCGCCCGGTGGGTCGGCCTCGTAAGACCCCAAAGCCTGTTGTCGGTACGCGTGACGGACTGCGACGTGCGGCCAGCAAGGCTCAGATGCAAGCGAAGCCCCAATCGCCCTACATGTACCCTATCAAACCGCCGACGCTCGCGCCTAACGTCGTCCCCGATGGCCAGAGCGCCCCGGTGATGGCGCAAGACTCGAACCCCTACGCCTACGCGCTGCAAGGCGGGCTACCGGGCGGGGGCTTTCCAGGCTTTCAGTACCTCGCGCAACTGGCGACCCGTGCGGAATACCGGGCCTTCGCTTCGACCATGTCGACGGAACTCACGCGCGAATGGATCGAGTTCAATGGCAGCGACGATACCGCCGACAAGATTAAGGACATTGAAGCGGAGTTTGATCGCCTGCACGTGCGGGACGTGATCCATACCGCTGCGGCTCACGATTGCTACTTTGGGCGCGGCCAGATCATGCTGACCATGCGCGGCGGCGATAACGAGCAGCCACTTATTCTCGACAAGCGTACCGTGAAGCTGGGCAGCTTGGATCGTCTGTCGGCTGTCGAAGCTGTGTGGACAACGCCCAGCGCTTACAACGCTCAAGACCCGACCGCCCCGGATTTCTACAAGCCTGTAGGCTGGTTCGTTCTCGGCAAGCAGGTACACGCCTCGCGCTTGATGACGATCATCACCCGCCCGTTGCCTGACATCCTGAAGCCTGCGTTCAATTTTGCCGGCATGAGCCTATCGCAACTTGCTGAGCCGTACGTCGACAACTGGCTACGCACGCGTCAGAGCGTATCGGACCTGATCAATAATTTCAGCATCACGATACTGTCCACGGCTATGGATCAGATTCTCCAAGGCGATGACGACGGCACGGACCTTTTCAAACGGGCCGACCTCTTCACAGCCATGCGCAGCAATAAAGGGCTGATGGTTCTCGATAAGGAACGCGAAGAACTAGGGCAAGTCAATACGCCGCTGTCTGGCCTGCACGAGCTTCAGGCGCAATCTCAAGAGCAAATGTGCACGGTTAGCCGTATCCCTGCGGTGATCCTTACTGGCCTCTCTCCTGGCGGTCTGAACGCGTCGTCGGATGGTGAGATTCGAGTCTTTTACGATTGGATCGCCGCCCAGCAAGACGCGTATTGGCGCGCACCAATCAAGACGATTTTGGACCTCGTGCAGTTGTCGCTGTTCGGCGAGATTGACCCGGACATCAATTTCAATTTCGTGCCGATGTATCAGATGACGCCTGCTGAGGAAGCGGAGATACGTGCTAAGGATGGCCTAACGGACGTCGGCTATATCAACGCGGGCGTTGTCGATCCGTCCGAGGTGCGCGAGAAGCTGGCGAAAGACCCGGCGAGCGGTTACGACGGGCTGGATACGTCGCTTATTATCGTGCCGCCGGGGGAACCGGATGACGTGCCGCCGGATGATGACACGCCTGGAAAAGCCAGTAAACAACCCATGGGCGGCGCTCAAGACGAGCAGTCGCGTAAGGATAATGGGGAGTTTGGTTCCGGTAGCGGAGGCCACGAATACCTAGCGCCTTCAAAGCTCGACTTGCCGCAAGTTGGGGTATTGAACCAAGCGAAGGAACGAAAAGACGCGGCATACAAAAAGTTAAAAGGTATTGTACGCCGTGACGATCCGGTCGGGCACCTGAAGGCCGACGACGCACACCGTACCGCTGTGCGTGAGCATGCTGCCGCCGAGGAAGCGCTGGAAGAAGCTGCGAACAAAATCGGAAAGACGACCAGACGTGCCAAAGCAACCTAAAGTTACCTGTGGCTGCCGATTTAGACGCCTTCGTCTTGAACTTCAATCCAGACTGGGCCTAATCCGGCGGTTCGCGCAAATTTTGTCATATCGGAATCGATTTCAAAATACTTCCCTTCTTCACTTTCAATTTCGAGAGTCAAGACGCCGTTTGATTCTGGAAGGGTCAAGTGCGCTAGGTATTTCATTTCGTTTCTCCGGTTCGTTGATTGAGTAATCATTATGTATCACTTAATTCCAAGTGTCAACCATGAAAAAGCCTAAAGTCGCCCGCGCCACCCCTGCAAACCGGGGCATCGAGCAGCGCTACAAGCGGTCATTGCTCGCCCTGATTGACCAGATGAATGCCTCGGTTGAATACTGGCTGACGGCGGGATACCGGGCCGAACCGCCGCGCATGGCCGCGCTTGTTGAGCAGGCCCAGGATGCAAGCCCTGTTGCCCACATCAAGCGCGTCCTGGCTGACCTTGCGGACCGATGGATAAAGCGCTTTGATGTGTGGGCACCGAAGATCGCCGAAGCGTATCTGCAAGGGATGTTCAAGGCCAGTGACTCGGCGATGCGTGCGGCGCTCAAAGATGCGGGGTGGACGGTAGAGTTCAAGATGACGCCCGCCGTGCGTGACGCGTTCCAAGCGTCCCTGGCGGAGAACGTCGGGCTGATACGCTCGATCCCCGATAAGTACCTTGGACAAGTTGAAGGTATCGTCATGCGCTCGTACAGCGCGGGGCGCGACTTGCATATGATGGTCAAGGATTTGAAGGCGCTCTATCCTGCCGTAGCGGACCGGGCGGAGTTGATAGCCAGGGACCAAAGCAACAAGGCAAACGCCGTCGTCAATCGCGCGCGCCAGTTAGAGCTTGGCCTGACTGAAGCAATCTGGATGCACTCGCACGCCGGCAAGACGCCCCGCCCCGATCACGTCGCCGCGAACGGGAAGCGCTACAAGATCGCGGAAGGGTGCCTCATATCTGGGCAGTATCTGCAACCCGGCGAGGCGGTGAACTGTCGCTGCACGTCTCGCCCGGTACTGCCGATTTAGAGCCAGTCGCCGCAAACGAAGGGTTTATCTTTCAGTTCGAACGGCATCAGAACGCCCATGAATTCGGACTCTTTCCCCTGGATAGCGACTCGAAAGCCCATGCCGCCCTCGGTAGCGTACAGGTATGGAACTTTGCAAGACGCTTTCAACGCTTGGGCGACCTTCTGAAACTTCATGATCAGATCAGGACTGAACTGCCTCTTATGGGCCTCCGTGCCCGCTTTACCCGCAAAGACGCGCTTGTAGTCGGGGAACGTGCCGTCGACCGGTTTGAATACGACGCCGCCAATATCGATACGACCGTCAGGTAGGGCCGTTACCGCAGCGTATGCGCATTTCAATTTGCCGATCAGTTTCGCCGCGTCGGTCGGGATGATGAATGGTGGCAAGTATTCGTCGCACTCTTCGCCCAGGTACGCACTGGCGCAATGGCCGTCCGTCGATACGATGACGCGAGAATCTACGAAGATACCGTTCAGATAGTATCGAACGTCCAAGTCGGCAGATGTGTGGATGGCGGCGGCAATGTGTTGAGTTTTGATCGTGTGTGACATTTGCTCTCTCCTACGGGTTAGTGAAGTCATAATTATGTATTACTTAATTGCCCTTGTCAAGCGATAAATTGCCAATTGCCAAAAATAGTTTCATAATTACTGACATTATGGCTATCTTGAAACTTGCTTTTGATCGTAGCGCCCGCCGAATTGATGTCGACGGGCGTCTGCACGTTGACCGCTCGCACATATCAAAAGCAACCGTGAACCCCTATTACGGTTCGGAAATCCCAGGCTTTGACGTTCTGGGCCTTGAGCCTGAGAAAGTTTATCGGTTACTCCGTGACCCGGTAGAGCTTGAACGTGCTGCGCCGACGTTCGCCCGGTTGCCGATCCTATCCAAGCACGTGCCGACGACTGTCGACGACCCACAAACCGAGTTGATTGTGGGCGCTATCGGGTCCGACGTGATTTTTGAAGCCCCATACCTTGACGCCGATTTGTGCGTCTGGGATGCGGCAGCTATCGCGGGCATCGAAACTGAGAAAATCCGCGAGCTTTCCTGTGCGTACCGTTACGTGCCAGTCATGGAAGCGGGCGAGTACGAAGGCCAGCCGTATGATGGTAAAATGACAGAAATACAAGCCAATCACTTGGCGCTGGTGCCCAGCGGACGCGCCGGGGCTGACGTTATGGTGGCAGATAGTACAGAAGAACTTCAATGGGGCGCAATACAAGAGGCTCTTTGTGAACTCCAATAGATTTTGCGTCTATGAACATTGGCGTCCTGATAAAAACGTTTGTTTTTATGTAGGCAAAGGAACATCGCGTCGTGCGGGATGTGTCGCACGGAAAGAAAATTTGCACCATACGCACGTTGTCGAAAAATTGAAGTCTCTCGGCCTGCAAGTTGAAATTCGCATTTTTAGCAGAGATTTAACTGAACGTGACGCCCTGGCATTAGAAGTTGAGAGAATCGCCCACTGGCGAAGCATCACTTGCGATTTGGTAAACTATACCAACGGAGGTGAGGGAGCGAGCGGCGCAAAATGTTCTGATGTGACTAAAGAAAAATTGCGACTCGCTAATGTCGGAAAGAAACTTTCGGAAGAAACAAAAGAAAAAATATCAAAAGCGCTTAAACGCGTCGATAGGTCAAATTGGCCGATTAGAACGCTTTCTAGTGAACATAAAGCCAAAATATCCGAGGGTGGAAAAGGTCGTAACGTTTCTGAAGAGACCCGATCTAAGATAAGCGCTGCACAAAAGGGGAAATTTCGCCCCGAATTGATCGGGCGTAAAATAAGTGATGAAGGTTTGGAACGAATGAAAAATATGGTTTTTACTGAGGAACATCGGCGTAAAATCAGCGAAGGCAATAAAGGCAAGGTGCGGACTCCCGAAATGTTGCGTAAAATGAGCGAAATATCAAAGCTTGTTTGGTTGAAGAAAAAAGAGGAACTTGCCAAATGTCAAAGTTAATTGATGCTTTGAAAGCCAAGTACAAGACGCCGAGCGAAGCAATTATTGCGCTCGGGTTAGATGAGCAACTGTTGCACGATGTTGTGGCGGCGAAACGTTTGGCCGTCGATAGTAATCCCTTCACTCTCAAGGAATCCGCCATGAAAATGAGCAAAACGGGCAAAGCCCTCTTTGCGGCATTGTGCGCGATCTCACCTTTGCTCGCGGCGGATTCCGCCCTACCTGCATTGGTTGGTCAAGCCAATCCCAAGAC